CTGAACACAACCTTCTGGCAACAAGTGTTCAAACCCCGTGTCATCGAGCCAGTGCAAATTGTTTTCTGTGTCTTTGTAGTGTGGCATGTTGGTTTCCTTTTAACGGAGTTCGGTTTGAGTTCCGGAGTTTCCAGAATAAGAATAACTAGCACCCGGCGGAACAACTACGGTGCAAACACCAAGTGTTGACGCATTGCTGGCGTTTACAACTTGAAAACTGTTGACGAAAAATGAAAACGCGCCAGTTGCAGTGATTGAAATAGCGACGGTAATGGGCCTACCGGTGGTGTTGTAATACGTTGTGCCAGTTGTACGAGTAACTGATTGCCAAGTTTGTCCGTAGCCCAGTGAACTCATTGCCGACAGAGCCTCGCCACCCTGACCCTGTACCAGCGCAAGTGACCCCCACCCGGTTGCAGTGGTAAATGTGGCGTCTATAAAACCAATAACGCGATAAGCAATACCAGACCTGACGTTCGCCGCCTTGATTGCCGTTGATGTGGTGGCAGTTGTCGCGGTTGTAATAACACCTGATTCATCAAGGTTCACGCCGCCGTACAGCGTGGTTGCCGCAAGCTCAATTGTCCCGGCGTTGTTAATGGCAAGGATAGCAATACGTTGGTTACCCGCCGCAGTTACCAAACCAAAACTGTCGGTTGAAGCAATTACCAAACTGGCCGGGGTTCCGGATACGGTTGTAACAGTTCCGCTAGTTAGCGTGGTGGAGCGAAAATCTAGCGTGAGTAACGACGCGGAAACCGTAATCGCATTGGAAGCGATTGATGCAGAAATTGGCTGCACTTGGTTGCCTACGGCCAATGTGCCCGTTGCCGTTGGGAGCGTTAGCGTGTAGTTGCTGTTTGAGTTTGGAGACGCGATGGTAAAAACACCGGTTCCGCTTGCGTTGCCTGAAATCGCTACTTGAGACATGTTTACTCCTTCAAACGACAGTCCACACGCTGCCGGTCGGCACGGTGACGCTAATACCTGAGTCAACTGTTACAGGTCCAAAAGTACCTGCGTTCTTGCCCGACGTGATGGTGTAGTTCACCGTGACGGTCTGGCCGTTCTCAAAAAATATCTGGTTTGTGCCGCCGCCAGTAGCCCCACCACTGCCGCCAGCAACCTTAACGAAGTTTGATACTGTGTTATCCCATGCGCACAAGGCGGACTGACCGGGCAGAATAAACACACCGGTAGTCGGGGAAGTCGGGCCACCACGTAGATAGATAAGGCTGTCTGAGTTGTTAATTACAACATACTGTTTACTCTGCTTGGGGGCATAGATATAGCGTGTGGTGCCCGGGGTTCCGGTTGCAATTAAGATTGCGGTTCTGGCTTCGTTTGCCAGACCAGCCCCCGTGGTTGTAAGTGTCCAGTCACCTGCTGTAACGCTGGCTGTCGAATACTGGGCAATCGAGTCCTCAACCAGCTGGGTCAGCTGGGTATTGACGACCGAGCCCCACTGATTGGTCAGTTCGCCGGTGACGGGTTGCACGAACCCCAGAAGTGTGGTGTATGAAGAAGGCATCTTGGTTTACCTCATGTTATTCTATAGATCGTTTAGACAACCGTCCAGACTGAACCAGTAGGTACTGTGACGGTAACCCCGCTGTTTACAGTGACTGGCCCAGCACTCACGGCATTGAAGCCGGTTGTAATGGTCGAACTTGTGGCAATTGTGTTGGCATTCATGGTGTAGCCCTCGGTGCCAAATACCGCCCGTTCGGCTGGATAGACCACAAAAACGTCTTTTGTCCCGGCGCTAAAAGTGACCAAACTTCCAGAGTTGCTGGACTCAAGCACCGTGGTACGGCTCAGGGTTGTCCCGGAGGACGTGTAGGTTCCAATTCCAACCTCCCACTCTGAGGAGGTCTGACCGGCAATACAGTAGTACGTATCGTTGGCGTTGCCGATGGCGGAGAACGACTGGTAACCCGTGACCGCGCCAAGGAGCGTCACCGTACCCGTACCGGTGGTTGTGGTGGTCTCTTTGACCCTATCTCTGACTACAAATGCCATGTCATGTCCTTATGTCGCTGTGTCCACCAACTCCCAATCGGTCTCTTCACGGGAGTTAATTACGCCCCATGACGTACCCTCGGAGCTGTCTACATTGACCCAGCCAGCCTGCGCGTTGGAGTTGATTGGAACCCATGATGTTGCCTCCGACGTATTTACATCAACCCAACCCGGGTTATCTGGCGTTGGAATTGGCACCCACTGCTGATAAAGGTATCCAACAGTGCCCTGCGCAATAACCCCGATTATGGCCCGGGTGGTCTGAATTCCCAATACCCCAACATCTCCCTGAGCGGAAACGCCGGAAATAGATACAACCTTGGTGAACTCAACAGTTCCTACGGTGCCAGTAGCTGACACCCCGGTAATGGGTTGCAAATAAGTATAAGAAACAGAGCCAGCAGTGCCCGTTGCCGAGACGCTGGAAATGGCAACCGTCCGAGATGAGCCGACGTTACCGACATTACCAGTGGCAGAAACCCCGTCGTCCTGCTCAGATGTAAACGGGGTAACCGAGCCAACACTGCCGGTAGCCGAAACGCCGGACAGCCGCTGACTGAATGTTAGATTGCCAACTGACCCGGTAGCCGAAACGCCAGAAATGGCTGTAGTTATGGAGGCTGTAACGCTACCAACACTTCCTGTTGCCGATACTCCAGTTAATGCTTTAGAACTAGATACGGATACGGAACCAACTGTCCCGGAAGCGGATACGCTCGTTAAGGGTTGGCTGGCGGTCACCGTGCCAACTGAACCAGTGGCAGTTATACCTGTCAGTGCTTTGGTGTTGGACTTGCCAAGAGTGCCTACTGAGCCAGTTGCAGATACACCGGTCAGGGCTTTGGTTAGACTAACGCCGACAGAACCAACAGAACCAGTAGCGGAAACGCCAGTCAGCGCCTTGGTTAGGGTGGCCCCTACCGTGCCTACCGAGCCTGTAGCGGAAACCCCGGTCAGGGCTTTAGTTAAATTAACGCCAACAGTTCCTGCGGAACCTGTCGCAGAAACACCAAACAGCGGCTGGCTGGGGGATACTATGCCAACAGAACCAGATGCAGAAACCCCGGTTAAATTGATCGCCGGTGTGGCAACAACCGTACCTACCGAGCCCGTCGCAGAAACGCCAGTAAGTGCAACAGTTCTTGTTACGCCAACAGTACCGACCGAGCCAGTGGCCGTGACTGCCGTTTCGGCAATCGTAGTGGTGGCCGTAACCGATCCGACTGAGCCTGTTGCAGAGACTCCGGATAAAGCGACGGTTACGTTCCCGCCCGCTAACGAGCTAAACGGTGCGGCTGAAAACGGGGCTCCACTAAACATGGATTACACGGGGTTTCCCCCGCTCCCCGATTAAGCGATGTTGATCAGTGCAGTACCGGCAGCGTTGGTCGGCATCGTCAAAGCAAACGTACCGGCAGTCACAGTCTGCGAACCGAAAGTGTGAACGCTGACCGCACGGTTACCCTGCGTGTTGTTGTAAACCAATACTGCGTCAAAAGCGGTGCTCAGGGTCACGTTGGTGTACGTGAAGCTGGCGGTGGGGGTGGTATAGCCCGTGGTGCCAGAAGTCGTAGGCGCGTTCCAAGACGTAATAGCAACGCCACCAGCTGAGTAGTTCGTGCCCGTCACTTCGCCGGTAACTGTATACGCCGTGGTAGCGGCGTTGATAGTGGCAGAAGCCAAGTACAGCGCGGCCTTGAACGAGTCTGCGGTGTTGACAGTACGCGCCGGGTTCGTGGCGCTGAAGTTGTGATACGCGTTAAGCAGCTCGCCCTTGAAGGACGTGGCCATAGCTTGAGTGTTTGCCATTTCAAGGCTCCTTTATAAAGTTAGGCCAGCATTGCTGCTACGCCGTCAGCAAAAACATTTCTCTTCAGCAAGACATGCACCGAACGATGCACCAGCTCACCTTCGTGCCAGTACTCGACCCACTGCGTGTACTCGTTGTCGTTATCAACAACGCCCTCACGCTTCTCCAGCAGAGAGTCTTCCATTTCGCCTTTGGTCGTAGTTACTAATGCCATTTTTACCTCACTGGGATAACAGCACCCTCAAACAAATACGTGCCTGCATGACCAAGCCGTACCCAAGGAGCTGCATGGATTTTAATGCCGTGTTGCCGACATGTATAGCAAAAAGCGTAGTCCTCGCTCAATTGCCGTTTTGTATCCGGGTCTTTCATCAGAAAGAAAAAACTACTGATTTCAGACTCGCTGGTGCTGTCCACATACCGATCCACATGTGGGGCCAGAGTCTCAAAGACCGACCGCTTGATCACCATAAACCCAGTCCCGGCAGCAGACACTTCTACAGGATCGGACGCCTTGACCACCCGTTCGCGCTCTTCGTCCAGAAGGTTAATGACAAGATCGCCGGTGTGATTCTGCAACTCTTGCGTTGGGATGCCAGCCTTAACCGCCAGCTCAACCCGCCCCCAGTTGATCTGCTTCTTGGGGTAGATGCCCGCAATAACGTCCTTGTCAGCCCGGAGCATAGACAGGATGTCGTTCGCATCAAACTTGATGTCAGCATCAATGAACATCAGGTGCGTAAAGTTATGCGCCAGAAAAACCTGAGCCAGCTGGTCCCGTGCGCTGGTGATGAGACTGTTGTTGTAGATGTACGCAAATGACACTTCCACCCCGTTAGCCTGCATGAGCGGCTTAACCCCAAGAGACGAACGGGTGTACTCGCCGGAGCACATTCCGCCGTACATGGGGGTGGCAATCAACAGCTTCATACCAGACGGATGATCGAAGTCGTGCTGCCAGTCGCCGGAAACTGCACAGTGAATGTCGTGGTAGAGGTTTTGTCAGAACCAAAGTCCAGCACACAGACTGCCGGGTAAGTGGCCCCATCATCTTTGTAGATCAACGCACCCCGTGCCGTGATGGCGCCAGTCCAGGAAGCGTTGGCAAACGAGAGGTAAACCACCGCGTTCTGTCCGGTCTGGCTACCAATCGTCGGCACCTGCGTCACCGTCAAAGCAAGCCCGCCCGCAGAATAATCGCCACCCGAGGATTCCCCCGTGGTGGTGTAAGCAGCGGTGTCGGCAGTAAGTGTAGCTGTATTTGTATACAGTGCTATCTTGAACGTGTCCGTTGTGAAGTCGAACGTACCGTCCAGCAAGCCGATCTTGAAACTGTTGCAGGTGTAGTTGCCGGTAAACGCCATCAACGCACCCCGTTATTCTGCGGCAGCGGCGCAACACGTGCCTGGCCGCTACGGTACGCATCGCTACGCTCCAGACCATCACCCAGACGTTTTGCAAGACTAAGAGCCTCTTGGTATTTGGCGTTGATGGCCGTCATCATGTCAGCTTCACCCTTCATGTAGGTGTAGGCTTCAACCAGCGAGCCATACAACAACACGGTGTCAAAGTTGTCGCCAAGCCATGAAGTCCCAGCAGTCACAATCGACGTTGGGTAGTAGTAATAGTGCAACTCGACGCCATACACCGCATCAGGTGTTGGGCCCATGATGGCCGACAATTCGTTGGTCAGTGTGGGAGGGTTGTCGTTCGTGGTCGTAGGTCCAAACAGGCCGTAGTATTTAGGCACTCCGCTATCGCTAGGAGACGGATACGCTTGACGAATGAAGTTCACATCCTTATTCAGTAGGTACTCGTATGTGCCGGTATCAAAGTTTGTGCCGGTCATGCCGGTCACGATAGCAATCGAGTAGACCGCAAGGAAGTCGTCTGGCAATGACAGGTACTTGTTACTAGCCGTGGTCAGGCCCGTCACGTTCTTTCGCAGGGACGGAAATTGCACCGAGTTATAGATGCGCTGTTCCGCCTGCTCAATAAACGTGTTGATGATATTAGGACTGCTGGCATAGTTAAAACTATTCTCAGCGTAGTCCTGAATCGCCGTGACCAACTGGGCGTAATTCATGCCATCGGGCCTCGTGCCATAACGCCTTTGGTTGCGCAGCCAGTGCCACGGATTTTGATGCCGTCAGTCTTGGTGCCGGGAAAGTCGTTGCTGTTGGTGTTAGCAACAGACACGTTGGCATCGCGCAAGTACTTCTTGTTTGGCACACCACCAGGATTGTCAGAAATCTTGACTTCCTTGCCGCTCATCGTGTGCGGCTTGGCGTACGCTGACGCAGGTTTGTTGTTGATCTTTGCCATCTCAGCCTCCGCGACCAGAGCTGCGTTGGTTGGCAGCGCGGGCCATGTTACGGCCCATGGTCATCATGGCCTTGGAGGTCACGCCACCCTTGGCCAGCTTGGTCGGGGCCTTGCCCGGGTGCATGCGGGCTTCGTGCTTGTGCACAGCCGATGCAATCATTTTCTTGTCAGCGGCGATGTCCGCCTTGTCGTGTTTCTCAGCCATGATCGACTCCTTACGTCGTTACTACCGTTACTGTACCAAGTTCTACGCGGGACACCAAATTATTTGGTGTTTCAGCCGACGTAAAAAACGTTGATCCGCCAACCGGATTCCACCCCCATTGAATGACGCGACTACCACCAGATGGTGTGCCATTCTCATCCAAGCCCGTGCCCACTGTCTCAGTGATCTGCAAGCCCGTGTTGCCGCCCAGCAAGTACGTGATGTCAGGGCGGGGGTCCCGCACACCCTGGGGATCATCCACCGGGTACATACCCAGCTGCAACTGCGGATGGTCCGGGTCCCAACACGTCCGACAAACTTTGATCTGGTACGGCTTGGTCTTGATAATCTCCGTACGCAGCTCATGCAGTTTGAACCGAAAGTTACATCGGTCGCACTGGGCAATTGAGTTTTTGCCGGACGAAAACCGATTACCCATTTACGTGCCCGCCCCTATGAACATCTGGCGCGGCACAAGCCGGATAGCGGCTCGTTCTTGATCCTCGTCGGCGGCGGTCATCCACGCCTCATCGTACTGAGCTTTCAGAATCTGGAGACGCTCCATGCCACCAGGCACTTTGAGCGCGATGTAGTAGGCCAGGCCAGCGGCCAGACAGGGGATAAACCGGAACGGGACGTCAGCGATATTCACGCCACTGCCAGCA